GGGGGTTCTGTTAGCACCTAGCGTCCAAGTTTGGATAGACCCGTTATCTGGATCGAGGTTGACCGTCCCACCGTCTGTGACCGTGAACACCTCTTCCGTGTAGCCATCGTTCAAAACTAGGCCTGTTGTTGCCAAGCTTCCCGTCAGCGTTCCTCCGGTTAACGGGAGGAAGCCAGTTATGGCTCCACCAAGGGTAAGATTACCCGCAGATGTAACCGTGCCTGTAAGCGTCAGGCCACTTACTGCCCCTGTTCCCCCAACGCTCGTAACTGTACCAGAAAATTGATCGGTGGAATTGATGGTTATTGAGCCGTTGCCGTTCGCGATACTGACATTGGTTCCAGCGGTCAGCGTGTTGTTGCGCCAATAGCCAAGAGCCGCATCATAAACGACCACGTTGCCGTTGATAGGACTTGTTAGCTGCACATCAGATAACTCAGAAAGTTTAGCATTATCGCCGATTTTTACAATAAAACTGCCTGAGCCAATTCCTGCGTTGATAACCGTTCCGACGAACAGTTTTAGGTTTGGCGCTACGGGTATAGTTTTAGTTAATCCGCCAGTTACCGGATTGTAATAGATGTCGTCATCATCAGCCCATGTCTCGCCTTCGGATGCGCCAGTTGTATCTATGTTATTGATAACGCCATAAGTCGTAACCCGACCAAAGCTATTGAGCGCGATGTCTTCAGTGGCTAAACCAAGTATCTGATCCCCGTCGAGGATACCCGCAACGGCTGGTGCAAAAGTAACAGCGCTAGAAGCACCAACTTTTCCGGTCTTATAGACCAACTGCAAAGGGCTATCGGTAATCGCAGCAGATGCTTTGCCGTAGCGAAACAATTCTTCGCCAACTTGCTGAGTAATGTTTCCACCGCCCATGCCAAAGTTTAGCGAGCCAGTTAATTCGTTATACCACATCCGACCAGCAGCAAGAGTAGTAGCAGAGCCGCTGCCCATCTGAATATCTGTAGGACTTGATATAGAACCTGTAATGCCAGACAGCGAAGTGATGTCGCTATTTGCGCCAGACTTAGCGGCACTCAGATTTAACCGCGCATCTGTGGCGTTAATTGCGCCAGTGCCACCATTAGCAACGGGGAGCGTGCCGTATCCGTCAGAAATCGCCTTCTCGGCGGGGTATGTGACGAACACATCTTTTGTCCCCGCCGCGAAGGAAACCAACGCTCCGGCGTTCGACGACTCGAGGACAGTATCGCGGGACAGCAGGGTGCCAGCAGCAGTGTACGTGCCTATCCCGACTTCCCACGCAGAGTTCGCGTCATCCACAATGGCGTAATATGTGGTGTTACCGTCCCCGATCACCGAGAACGCTTGAAAGCCCGTGGCCGCCCCCGCTAGGGTTACCGTGCCGGTGCCTGTGGTCGTCGTGGTCTCACGAACCCGATCTTTGACGACGAGCGCCATAGTCTATGCGATCCTGATAATGGCAGTCGAACTGGCCGCTGCTGGGAACACAATTGTGAAATCCCCCGCGGTGGCTGTTTTATCTGCGCCAAAATCAAGCACAGCAACTGCGGCATTGGTAAGGGTGGTATTTGCATTGCTGTTCGCGGAGGGGGTGCTGTTGTAGATCAAACACCCGCGTGCTGTTGTGGATACGTTAGTAAACACAAGATCAGTGAAGTCTAACCACCCAACACCCGCGGTTGCATTGGTATTCGTCGTGACCACACCAAGGTTCGCCAAGGAACCACCGCCCGCTGTATAGTTTGTCCCGGTGGACTCGTTGGTTGCCGAGTAGGCAGTTGTGTTGGCGTTGATTGTCGAAGTGGACGTATACAGCGCTAGTTTGAAAGTATCGCCACCACCCGTAGCCCTAAAATCATGCACACCAAGGAGAAGTTCTGCCTTGAACGAGGTGCACATTGCTTGTGAAATTGCCATTACTACTTCTCCTGTAAATCTAAAATACCAACCAGTTCTGGGTGGCCTGCCTGCGTAAACTTGCTAACCAAACTAACATTTCTACTCCGCATGGCTTCATTCAAGTAGAACACAAGCACCTGCCGGATACTGTCTTTATAGGCTTCAGCTTGATCCCGCAATACTGGGTCTACGTTAGTACCCACAGACAATATACGTGATAATGCTCTCTCCGCCAACTCCTCTGCTGACGCACCGCGCCCAGAAGTTGTCTCAACTGTTACGCCTCCAAGAAAAGAACCTACTTCATCGGTAAACATATATTATCCTACTGGTATCTGGATGGGAGTATTTCTGTAATTATCAGAACGGTTTTTACCCTCTCCGAGTATTTTTAATGCTCCAAAGGCTTCATCATACCGGCCTTTGTAAACAACAATTACATCCTCGGGGGATTGCATAAAGGTAGCCGCTTCCAGCAGCGCACCGTAGAGAAGCACCTGATCGAAATTGTCCCCAAGCCATGTTGTGCTTGCGGTAACGATGCTCTCTGGTTGGTAGAAATAGTGCATTTCCGTAACGTAGGAGGCATCGGGCACCGGCCCCACGACCAGCGTGGTGTCATCAAAAATGGCGTAATATTGTGGTAACCCCTCAACCGTTGGGTCCGGGAAGGATTCGCGGAGGAAGTTGGTTTCTCTGTTGCTAAGGAAGTTGTATTTCCCATCCGCATCAACGACAGAAATCTCATAAGTGGCCAGCCAGTCAGTGGGCACCGTAAGGAACCTATTACTGGCCGTGAAGTTACCCACTTGGTTTTTACGGAAGTTGGGTAGCTCCACGCTGTTGTATATGCGCTTCTCCGCCTGTTTGATAAACGTATCAATCTGCTCCGTAGACGTAAGGCCGCCTGACCCCGGAGTGTCCGGGAAATCATTTTCAGCGTATGCCTGTATCGTAGAGAGGAGAGTAGCGTAATCCATCAGCCCATTTTCTGGCTAGCGCCAGTCCCTTTGGTAGCTGCACCAGTGCCGCGCACCTTCAAGGTCTGCGTGTTGGCGATCTTGTTCGGATACCCACATACATTGGGTACTGGGACGGATTTTGGTTGTCTATACTTATTCATCAGCTTGTCTCCACAGTTACAGTTCCTACGGCTCCTGCACCTACCATAGTATCAGGAATGCCTGTTATCCCCAAGGGGTTATTCATTCCCACAGGATTCCAGCCCCACTGGATATCGCGGGATTGTGTTTCATTATTATCAGGGCGGGGCTTACGTAGCGCTTGCGGGTCTACCACAGGGTACATCCCCTGCATATTTTGCGGTTGGTCTGGCTCCCAACATTCAGAACAAACCAACAGGCCTGTCTTCCGCATTTTAACCGTAGTCTCTTTCAACTGAGACAGTTTGTATTGGAACCCGCACCGGTCACATATAGCGATCGCGCGTTTACCAGCAGCGAAGCGCGTGCCCATATTCTATCTCCCTATATGTGGGACTATACGTAGAGTAGCTTTCTCGCGGTCCTCGTCAGCAGCCATCCCCCACTGCTCTATATACTCCTGTTTCAGCAGGGCAGAGCGCTCTAGCGCGCCGGGGAGTTTCAGGGAGAGATTATAGGCTAGTCCAGAAACAAGGCAGGGGAGGAAACGATATGGAACATCTTGCGTGTTCAGTCCGTCACCAGCGTCTTCAATACGCCGCAGCCTCCAGTATAGCATGGTGTAATCGCCGCTATCCGGCACAGGCCATACTGTTACCGTAGGAGTGGACAGACGGTTAATCCATAGCTGTATGGGCCTACCGGTGCTGGTCTTATTAGGTATAGTTGCGTAGGTAGATACACTTATACGGGAGATGTTAATATCAGACTGGGTTGTACCAGAACCCGTGCGTATAACCTGATCCATCAAGTCTACTGTGTCGGCTGGAAGATCGTATGTGGCTGTGCCTGCGACGAGAGGGATAGAGCCTTCTTCCACAGTCCATAGGTTTATACCACGGTTGCTCCACTCCATCATAAGGAGGTTGAGGCTACGGCGGGCTGTCTTCATATCATAGCCGGTACGGACCTCGCGCCCACACCGCTCAAACGCCTCTTCAACGATAGCGTTCAAGTCCAGATTGACGGATGTAGTGCCAGTAGTGGTCATGGTTTACTTTTTTGCTTTCAGCATTTCCAAGCCCGGAGGCTTTTGTTTATACGGCTGTTCGGGTCTTTGGCTGTTTTCGCAGATGTATTCTTTTTCTTCATACCTGTCATACGCTCGCAGAAGGACTTCTTTCTGGCCCCACCCTCGGGCTGTGGAGCTTTTAGCCCCGGCTTTCCCGGATTGGCTTTGTTGTAGGAAGCCCGTCCTTTTTTGTTTAGGCCCCCTTTAGGGTTCTTCCCTTCCTTACGAGTCCACGCGGGGGTTTTAGCCACTAGACTATCCTTCCTCTTGTGCGGCCACGCTGCGCGCACCCATCACCAACACGGCCACCTTTAGCATAACCGGGGTTTTTCTTGGCAGATTTAGCGCGGGTGTCTTTGTTCTGCTTCTGCAAACGCTTCAAGAAGTCTCTACGCTCCGCGGTATCCGGCACAGTCTTAGGGCCACCAGTAACTGGTTCCTTCTGTTTGACGTTGTTATTGACCTTGCCGCCCTTGGCCATCTTCTTACCCTTTTTCTTTTCTGCTTCCATGGCGGCAGCCATAGCTTCGCCATCAGTTTCATCGCCACCCTTATCGCGGCCAAGCATCTTACCAAAAAGGCCTTGGCCGTTAATAGCCCCAATAAGAGGAGATATAGAACCAGCTATTTTACCTAGTTTACTCATTACACCATCCTCCCTTTGGTACGCCCGCGCTGGGCGCAGCCGTCGCCAACACGGCCACCTTTAGCATATTTTCGTGTTTTATATTCTTTAACCATTTTCTTGCGCGCTTTTTCCGCCCGTTTAGGGTCTTCCCCCTTACCGGTTTCGGGAGTGTACCCATCTTCCATCCACCCGTCACGGTCTTTGCGTGCTTTTGCGTCTTCGTAACGCAGCTTGTCCAGCTTGCTGATTGGAGGGGTTTTACCGTAAGCCCGCTTCCGACCCTTCTTCAAATCAGCGTGGTCCCGCTCGGATATATCTCTAGCAACACGCTTTTCTGAAGCCGTACGCTGTCCAGTCTTGGGGTCCACCTGTTCAGTGGTTCTCCCGCCGTAATCCTCACGGTACTGTTTTGTTTTGCTTTTCACCGTATTGTACCTTTGGTACGCCCGCGCTGGGCGCAGCCGTCGCCAACACGGCCACCTTTAGCTAATTTCTTCACGCAGCCACCCTTGGCGGCTTTGGTGCTTCTTGCTTTGGCTTTTGCCGCGGCACGGGCTTCGCGCTCCTTAGCGCCCGCGTCTCTTTGGCCCGAAACCCACCCCCTAAACATACTAGCGCCAGATTTTTGGCCGTCCTTCCCTACACCTTTTAAGGCGTTGGAAACCATCCGCGCCCCAGTGGTCTGCCCACCACTCTTCTTATCCGCTTTTGGGAGGCCTTTACTATTCACAAACGAAGGTTTTTTCGCTGGCGGGGGCGTAAACCCTTTCCCTGCTAGTGGACCTGTATATTTGGTAGGAGCCTTGGGAGCAGCCTTGGGAGCAGCCTTGGGAGCAGCCTTGGTAGGAGCCTTGGTAGGAGCTTTATCGTCAGCCTTGCTCTTACCAGCTTTATCTTCCTTATAGTTAGTGGTGTACTTCTTACCATTCCATGTGAATACACCGCCCGCGCCCTTATCTTTACGAGCCGCCGTAAAGGCTTTGTTAAAACTTTGTGCCATTGTGGTTATCCCTTCCCATCTGGTCTATCTTATCACTGAGCCGGTTCCCTACGCTATCAATGCGCATTTGCAGGCTCTTGAACGCATCGTCCACTTCCCCACGGGTTACCGTATCGCGGGCAACCTGCTCCCGTGTCTTTTGCAATAATTTGTCAATACGCAGTATCTCATCTGCTCTTCCTTTTAAGAGGAACATAAACAACCCCAACGCGGCTGTAAGAACGGTGTTCCACCAGTGTACCTCATTCACTTACGCAGCCTCCTCAACTGGAGGCACTATCATGGGATACAGTACGTCTGCGCCAAAATCGCCCTCATATTCTTGAACCCCCATGTGGCCAAGCTTAATAGCTGGGTCTACCCAAATATAGAACCCGCGGTCCTGCGCTTGATCGCAGAACAGGTAATCTTCACCGATATACCCTTCCTCCGTCAGGAGAAAATCAAATATACAAGGAACTGTTTTCTTTAACCTGCCGTCGAAATACTGACGGGCTGGATTCTGTTCAACGTAGGAAGTGATTACTTCCCGCCGTATCATCATGAATGCTGTTGCAACGCGTTGGGCTTTCACTAGCCCTCTGGCATCCATGGTAAGGCTGCCCGCGTCTTCGTCCAGATCAGCAATATATACTTTATCTGCGCTGCGGGTTCGCGGCACGCCCGCTACAATATCCCGCCCGCTTTCTGCGGTCCACGCCATAAGCCGAAATACATCGTCGGCTTCAAAATTTATGTCGGAGTCGATGAACAGTAGGGTATCGCAGTCGGATTCTATGAAGTCGTTCACCAGCAGGTTGCGGGCACGGGAGACAACAGAGCAGCCGCAGATACTGCCTATCTGTATATCCACACCATGCCTAGGCGCGTGCTGCGCCAGTTTCGCAAGTGAGATAGCTAGTTTCAGGGATACCTTAAAGTCATAGGCTGGCAGGCCTATGAAAAGCTTCCGGCCTGCGAGAGAGTGGGCTTCTTCTTTTTTCATATATCACCCGTAAAACACCGTTGCGGAAATGACGTCCGTGAGGGTAGCATATAATCCTGTCTTGGCGAGGATACCCTCCCCCGGAAGATCAATATGGACCCAGCCTGCCTGTCCACCTGTAGGGGTGTCGACAGTAAATAAATACGCCCCACCAGAACCATCGGTGAGGGCCACGGAACCCGCAGACGGACCGAGATATATATACACGGCCTTGATACGCGTGCGCCCTACTGCATTGTCATTAGCGTCCAAGAACGCCCCAGTGGAAGTCAGCGGTTTTGTGGCTTTAATATCGGTCTGCATAGTTACCCCCTATTAGGCTGCGGTGGAAACTGCGGTCCATGTCGTAGAGCCAGTCGTATTGATATACAAACGCGAGGCTACACCCGCACCATCAGTGCGGAGGTAAATTGAACCCTGCGCCGCCGAAATGGTGGGAGCGCCTGAACCGGCGTAAATACCAATGGCTGATGTGGTAGCGGTAAAGAGGGCATCGCCGCCGCCAGCGGTTACTGCCGTGCTTGGGTCAGCTTGAAAGCCAGCGGTAGATGCAACTGGGCCTGAGAACGTCGTTTTTGCCATGGTTTTTCTCCGTGTAGTAGCACTGCCCCCCGTTGTCTCTACTACGTCTGCTAGGGCAGTCAACGGGAGTTGTTTTTCCTAGAGCTAGTAAGATAGCAGAAAGTACATAAAAAGAAAGGGGGATAATTACACCCCCCTTTCTTCTTACTACTACTACTGTTGTTCCGTGGTTTAAGCCCCCGCAGAACCCCACATGCCCAATGGATCGGACCAGCCAAAGCTGTACCGCTCGCGGGCTTTGTAACGGACATTTCCGGTCTCAAAATCACCGTCCATTCCTGTACTCATAGCAGAACGGGTGAAGTGCTTCAGGCCGTTTGGAACGTCGGTGGTAAGGAACCACGCGTTCGTATCGGTGAGCCAGTGGTGGACGCCGTAGCCATCAGGGATTGCCCCATTCGTGCGGAGGGCGTTCAGATCGTTGTCAGCCGTGCCAACGCGAAGCTCGGTTTCGAGCAAGCGAGTAGCAATAAACTGCAACGCAGGTGGGATAATCAGCTTCTTGGGCTTCGCCGCAATCAGCAGACCCCGTTCATCTGTCCACGCCGAAATCTGAATGACTGCCGCTTCCAAGGAAGTTTCGTTCAAATCAGCCGGTGTAGCCGGGATGTTCGAGTTAGTGCCACCAGACACCAGAGGGTGCGAATCCGAGAACAAAGACACGCCATCACCACCTACGTAGTTGCTGTCAAAGCCGTTGTTCAAGGTAGCCGCGGCCTTCACCTGTTTGGTATAGGCCATGGCGCGAGCCAGACCCTTTGTGTACCGCGAGGACAGCGAATCGTAGAGGTTATCTTCGACTGCTTCTTCCGTAATGGAGAAGCCAAGCGCAATCGTCTCATGGGTATACCGAGAGGTGAATGCTTCCTGCGCGGTATCGTATTCAATACCAGAACCTTCGTTCTTTACAGGTGCAGCCCCGAAGCCCGAGAGCTTCGTTTCTTCTTCAAAGGAACGTTCCGAGGTTTCATTCTCGTAGATTTCCTTGTGTTCTTCGCCGTAGCGCTTGTATTCCAAACCAAACAAAGCGTTCAGGCCCGGAAGCAGTTCTTTCAGCAGTTGTGCGCGTGAAATTGCCATGGTGTGTCTCCCTTAGACGCCAGTTGGGTTGTTATATTGGTGCATACCAGCGTTCCATTTGACGATCACTTCGGTATAAGAACCCGAAGCATTCACCGTTTCAGCAACAACATCGACGATACGGACAGGCCACGTTGAAGTGGTGTTCGTGGTCGCGCTAGCGGCTACTGCGGAATTGCCAGTGGTGGCGGAACCTGCGTTCTGAACCAGAACAGCATTGTTACCGACTGCTGTGCGCGTCACGCCACCAATGGTGGTCGTAGCTGAAACAACAGCAACCTTAAACAATACGTTTGGATCATCTGCTACGTAGGCTTCGATATCCGAAGCGGTAACGGCTCCGGGGTACGACTGACGGAAGGTTTTGCCGTAGGTTGCATCGGTGTACGAACAACCAAGGAAAACACCGACAGGTGTTGCAGTGTTTGTGCCAGTGTCTTTCGCCAGTACGCCGTTACTGTCCAACTTGACAACATCACCATAAAAAATGGCGGTTGCCGAGGCGGAAGTAATCGGAATATGCCGCGTTGCACCAGCAAATACCTGTGAACCAATCAAGTTGACTGGGCGAAGGCCATATGGCGCTTCTACTTCAGGGTAAGCCATGCCTAACTCCTATTCTAATTGCCACGACCAAAAGAGGTCTTTGTATTCCGCTCCTTGAAGAGCGGCATTCTCGGATCACTATCGCGCATGAAATTGTTATCAACAGATTCCATGTTCGCTTTATTCTTGTCTTTGAAATATTGAGCGCGCTGCCCTACCATTTCAGTTGCCATCTTGCAGAGGAGCAAGCCCCCCATTTCGATGTTGTCGGTAAACTTGCTATCTGCGTCGGCCAGCATCGAAAGTTGAGGCTGTTCCTCTGCTCTAACAGGTTCCCACCCCTCCCGCATCTTACCAGACACGTTTGCGGCATCGCTTTTGCCCATACTGGAAACACGTATCCAACGGTAGTTGTATCCGGCTTCCTTAATAGGTTCTGGCAGCGTGGATGCTGGTTGCCAAACCTTTGGACGTTCCTGATGTTCGCGGGCTTCTAACACCCTGTCCACCCGGCTTTCGGCACTGTTATTGCGTTTTGTATCGTTCATCAGTTCGACTCCATTTTCACGAGTTCTTCAGCATATTGCTTCGGGGTAAGGCCCAGTTTTCTAGCGATTGCTAGCTGTGAGGCCTTCAGTACCACTTTTCTGGGAGAGGTGCTTCGTGAAGCTGGCGCAACTACATTCGCAGCCTTGGCCTTTTTGCGGGGCGTTTCTGTCGCCGCGGCATCGTCATCATCCCCGTCATAATATTCGGGGAATCGGCGTTTCATAGTTTTGTCTACGGTCTGCCAGTATTCTTCGGAACCCACATAGGAGTCACCATGTTCACGCTGAAGCTTTTGGTGAAGGCCAAGCGCGGAAGCAGTCATTTCAGGATCGGTGCCCCACCACCCATTGCGCTCTTGCCACGCTAGGGTTTTCGAGTCAGGCCGAGGAATATTTGGCTGCTGTTGGGGGGATACTACATTTTCTTCTGTGGCTTGTAAAGTAGGTCTATAACCTTTTACTTGATTCGCCCTATAAGTCGCATCGTTCAACTTGGTCTGTGCATCCAGCAGCTTGTCGCTATCGCCGGATTCATAGGCCTCCTTATACTCCCGCTTGGCCACTTCTATCGCAGAATTGGCGCTCTCACCCCAGCTAGAGATAAGAGCCTGCTCGCCTTGGGTAAGCGTGCCTTTCAGCCGTTTATTCTCCTCAAGGACACGGTTGGCAAAGGATAGCGCTTCCTGTTGTTCACGGGCCGCCTTCTCTTTCTCGCGCCGCTCGTCATGCCAGACCTTCTTGAACTGTTTCAGACGCTGTTTAACGGCGTCGGAATACTCGCCAAGTTCATCGTCCTCCAACTCCTTGACCAAATCCTTTGGCAGCGGTTGGCGATTTCTGTCTTCTTCGGGGGTATCGTCCTCTACTTCAATCTGGAGGTCATCATCCTCAAGCGATACTTCCAGATCGTCGTCTTCACGTTCGTCTTCGATTGTTGGCTTATTGTCGGCCATGGTACTTCCTCTGTTTGTGGAGGTAGGGGTAAACCCACCCTTGTAGGTTAAACGAAATTCGCTTTTACAGCCCACATTGCGGCCTGCTCATAGTTTGTTATTGCAATGGACCGTTCACGCCCCGCTGGAACATTCTGGTCAATAAACTGCATTACCTCGTCCGTTTTCTCCTTGATGGTCGCGACAACATCGCTCCCGCTGGGGTTGAAGCCGGGTAGGGTTGAAGGTGTGTTCATTGGTACTTCCTCTCTAGTTATGCGCGGTAAATGCCCCGCGGGTCGTCTACGACGGCTTCAACGCTGTCGTCGTTGATAATCCGAAATTCCTGCCCGTGGATTTTCAGGCGTGAGCCTGCGTGGGGACGAACGACGACAAAATCGCCCTTCTTACACCACGGTCCTCCGGGAAAGCGTTTCTTGTCTGCGTAGGCGTCGGGGCCCAATTCCATTACGAATAGCACCGTAGCCAGTATCTCTTCGTTCTGGATCGTAATGTCCGACTTCAGTAGACCACCAGCAAATTCCTTCTCTGCCGGGGGCACCATACACAGGATGCGGTATCCTGATGGTTGTGGAAGCTGTTTTGCAGCCACCTTATCAAGGTCTGTATCGCTTTTTGTGGCGAGTTTAATATCAGTCATCAGTGTCTTCCATCCTTTGTGCTAGTTCGATAACATGGTTTTTGGCCATTAGTATGCCGCGGATAATACCGCAGGAGTATTTGTACTCCTCGTAACTACCCGCTCCGCCCATAGCTAGACCGTCGGTAACGGAATGTACGTCCTCGTCTAGTATTTTTGCTAGGTGTACCAGCATAGTGTCGCTCATTACTCTTCTCCTCCTCCTTCGTTAACCGGTTTTTCTTCACTTTGCGCAGCCTGTTGTAGTAACTGTGTAGCCCTATCAATGTTCTGCGTTTCCGCTGCTGCTTTGCGGTCTACTTCCCGCTCTGCCTCTGCGGCTGAAGTTTTGGCTACTTCTATACCCATCTTCAGCCCTGACTCCTGCTCCTTCGCGGATAGCTGGGCCTTGGAGGTGGCGATTTTGGCACCAACTTCCAGCCCCTTCATACGCTCTGCGGAAGCCAAACGTTCTGTTTCGATATCGAGGCGGTCCTTTGCTTCCGCGCCGTCGAGAATAAGCTTCTTCTCCTTGATATCCAATTCGCGGCCTTTCAGTTCCAGTTCCTTCTGCTGCATCTGCACAATCGGGTCCTGTTGGGCCTGTTGAGCCTTCTGCTGCGCAGCTTCCTGCTGGTTCTTCTGCGACAGCCCCTGTGCGGCTGCGGCAGCGAGACGGGAGATTTCCACCTCGGTCTGTTCGTCCATCTTCGCGTCTGGCTGTGGGTACGGCACGCCCGCCTGTTCTTCGATCTGCTTGCGGTACTCGAACGCCAAATGCTCCGAGATATGGGCGTTCATAGCCGCCATCATCGTCTGCGCCGCGGGGTTCTGCCCCATCAACTGCTGTATCTTGGGGTCCTGCATGGCTGACATATGCACCGTTATATGTGCCTCATGATCCTGATAGATGAACGCCTTGACGGGCTTGCCGTTGATGACATTCATATTCTCGCTCACAGGGTCATGCGGCTGCTGCTCGTCTTCCGGCATAGGGACCAGCTTATTGGCCTCCTTGATACCAAGAACCTCAAGCATCTGACGGTGGAGCAGTGGGAGATTGTACAACTGTGGCGCGCCCTGCGCTAATTGCAGCACAGCCTGATACTGCACGACCTTCTGGGCCATGGTGGCTGCGTTAGGGTCACTGACCGGAATAACGTCCACAGTGTCGTAATCAGCCTGTTTAGCGGAGGATTCACCCTCCTCTGGCTCGTAGTTGTAGTCATCGTCCGTATTGTCACGAATAATGCCTTTAAGGATGCGGAACTCCTGCCGCATCGAATAGTGGATGCGGGCCTGAATGGCTGACATAATCTTCAGTGTACGCTCAAGAATCGCCAGCGTTGTGCCTACGGGTGCTTGCGCACTCATATCAGACACCTTCATGTCTGCCGCGGACGCGAACCGGCGGCCTTCCTCTACGATAGTATTGAGAAGCGAATAGAGAACCTGACTGGGTTCCTTG